GTGGCGGCTTTTAGGATAATCGGCAGTCCAGAACCATCATCCTGAAGACGAAGTTCAATGTTTGCGACGTCGGTATTAACGATTCCAAATACCCTTCGGTTACGTGCTGGGTTAAGAACCAATGCGGAACTTGCGTTGTCAAAAGCAACAACGTCAATGCGTGGGATATTGAATGGGAGTAATTTATGCATGTTAGTATCCTCGGAAATTTATCGGCCTCGTCGAGCCTTGTTGGCGGAGCGTTTGGTCGAGGGCGGCGTCAATCGCTTTTTGGCAGTCCGCTTCTGCCGATTGAGCGGCTTCAAGTTCGTTGGTAGAACGGCGAAAGTCAGCGTGGACTCCGTGGATGAGGGCGTTGGCGAACAGTTTTGGGATTTTGACTCTCCCCCAAGAACCAATCGTAGGAATTGAACCAGTGCCAGACGGAGTTTCTCCAGTGTATTCATAAAAATCTCCCTGAGTTGCGTATCCATTGACTGGCGTCAGGGCACCAGACTCGCTACCAGCATCATAATAGACCTGAGAACCCTTGCGGTAGGTCACGGAGGTGCTCCAAGAGTCACCAAACAGCCTAGGGCAGTCCAAACGTGACTCGACGTAGACGTCTGAGTCGGTGTCGTTCTTCAGAAATACGTCATCGCCGACGATATCGAAGTCCTTTTGCACCGAATTCTGGGCAACAGGGTCCCTGTTCCAGATGGTGATTACCTGACCCACGCCAACTGGGAGGTTAACTAGCCTCCTGCCAGCCTTATTTAGGAATCCGTTGTTGGATGGGTTGTCGGATGGGGTGTTCGTCGTGGAGCACCTGCTGATAGCCATCAGGTCAGTCCATTCATTCATCTCCCAAATGGACCTCAGCCTCATGGAGGCGAAGTCCCTGACCATTGCGAACCTATCAGGAGTAGTCAACGCACGGTCAAGGCCGCACAGTTGGAGTGCGGTGTGCATTACTTCGCTGAAATAGACGGTACGCATTAAATTGACCTACCAAACTGGTCGAACAGGCCTTTAGTCCCATTGACCAGTAGAGTTGTGTTCTCCGCTTTGGAGTTCACTCGGCACTCTGGATTGTCCCTGAAGAAATCGTTGACGAAACCGTCATCTTTCCAACAGGCGTATCCGAGTCTCTGGCCCCAGTAGTGGTAGGAGTCTACTGGGATTCTTGCCGTAAGTTGTCCAAGGCCATCTACATGGCGATGTAACTGCTGGTTTAGAGCGGCCATGGCCTTCTTAGAGGCCTCCGCTTGTGCTTTACGGAGGTTCCACCCCGAGCGAAACTCCTCCAGCATAGGCTGGAGAAGGTCGTCGGGAATGGATTCCGATACTGGACTAAGTCCAGACACTCTCGATTAGGCGTTGTTCGCCTTGTAATCGAACATGCCGAACGTCAGGGGGCTATGGACGAGCAGAGCCGCCATGGCTTCCATCATTCGACGAGGACCGCCACCGTTTTCCGTAAGTTCACGGACCTGAGCGATGTTACCGCCGTAGCGGACTTCGAGCATGTCCCAAGGGATGATAAAGCCCTTGCACTTAGCGTTTTCGAGGTGGAGGTTAGCACGGTACTTCGCCAGAGCGGCGGCGGCGTCCCTATCAGCGGCTGACGACGAGGCGGCAGTGATGACGAGGTTGTCGGCAGTCAGGGCGTTACCAGCGGCGGCAAGAACAGCGGCCTTCTTGGCGTCGATGTTCGAGGACGAAACCGTGATAGTACCAGAGGTGTTGCCGTCAGAGGTCAGAGCCTTGACTCGGTTGGACTCGGTAGCGGTGTGGCCGTCGTACAACTTGAACGAGGAGACGCTGGAAGCGACAGTCTCGATGATGGTGTAAGGGTTCACGCCAGCGTGGAGGAACTGAGAAGGAACCAGAGCCAACTTACCGAAGTCGCCCTCGAAGTAGTCGACCGACGCCGAGATGGTGTCGGAAGCGGCGTCTCGGGTAGAGCGGATGCCAGTAGAGGAAGAAGGTCCAGAAGGGGCACGGGTCGTGTAGACCAGTTCCGTGAACTGACGCTTCAACTTGGTACCGACGACGGCTTCGTGGTTCTTGAACTGACCAGTCTGTTCGTAGACCGAGGTCATCACGTCCTGAACGGTGTTTTCGTTCAGTTCGGTGACAGCGACTCCAGTACCGACGATAGACGACTCAGGGGTGACGAAGTTAGGGTCGATAGGCCAGATAGTCTGGTTCTGCGTACCATACTTGTCCTGATTGGTGGTGGCGATAGCCTTGTCCTTCTTAATCCAAGACGTCAGACAGCGGGTACGATAAGGCGTGGTGCCGTCATCGAGGGCTGGCATGATGTCAGAACTGAAGGTGACTTCCATCGAACGCTTAAGGTCGATAGTGGCCTTGGCCAACTGGCGGGACAGTTCGTCCTTGATGCCAGCGATGTTCAGGATGTCCTGAGTGAGGTTGGACACGTGAACGGACCTACGGAAGAGGTGGATGTTATTTTCCACTTCAGTGCGGTAGCCGAGCGTGTACTGCTTGAAGTCAGGATTCGTCGAAGGAGAGAACGGGTCAACGTCCTTACCGTCGAGAATACCGAGTTCAACGGAAGGCTCAGGATGACGGTCAACCTGCCAGCGAAACGTGGTATTTCCAGGTTTTGCTCCACGTTTTGCCATCGAGGTGATGGGCGTTTCCTTAGCGTCGACGTTGGTGATGAGGTCCGAGAGTTCTTCTCGGATACCGACACGGGCACCCGTTAGGGGGCGAGTGTTTTGGAACTGGCGTTCAAATAGTGATGCCATGATGATGATTTATTTTGGGTTCAAACGAATTTGTTTTTAAACACGTCGGCTAGGTCATCGAGCGAAGAACTCTTGCTGTAGCGATTAGCGGCATCATTGCCCTTCATCACATCAGGCCTTTGGGCCATAGGAGACGGAGAGTTGGTGATGTTTGGCTGTACGGGGACTCTGGTTGCGGCGATTCCAGTCTTGGCAGATTTCTTCTGCTGTTGATAGGACAACATACCGTTAGCCATATGAGCGGCGTAGATTTCGTGGTCGGGGAAGTTCCTGATTTGCGGGACGGCCTCAATGAAGTTCTTGGCGGAAATAGCCCTAGTGTCCGTCGGGTCATCAAGCCAAGGGAACTCCTTGCGAGCGGATGCTTTGTAGGCCTTGCTCTTCTGGACGTAATCTAACTGCTTAGGCAGGAGGTCTTCGATGGCCCTGAGTGCATTGACTTTCGCCTTTGCAATTTGGTCCTTCTCAATAGGCTCCTTGCCGTCTTCGTAATAACCGTCGGGATAGCGTTCACAAAACAATCGGATTTCCCTTTGACGCTCGTACTCGGCCTCTAATTTTGATTCCGTATCCAGTGTTCCAAACGGGTTGTTGGTGTTGGACACTGGCGGATTGGCCTGTTTACGCTTGAGCGTTTCGAGTTCTTCCTCGAGTTTTGCGGCTTTCTCTTCGGCTAACTTTCGCTGGGCTGTAAGTTTCGAGATTCTCTTATCGACGCCCTTAGGCTGTGCGACTTGAGACTGCGATTCTTCACCTGCGTGTTCGGATTCGGAGGCAGGTTCGTCTGACTCATTGCCTCCATCCGTTTCCTCGGGTTCAACGGCCTGAGGTTCCGCTTCCTGTCGTCCGTCAAACAGGGCTCGCCCAAAAAATTGGGAGAGTTTTTCATCATCAGCGAGGTCGGAACGCTCGCTTGGTTGGGCCATGAGTTGATTAGCCTCGGGCTCAAGGCCGAGGTCGGTGTTATCCGTGGGATTGGAGTCGGGTTCCATAGTCAGCGTTACTTGGTACGCAGAAGTAGTCGTAAGATTGTACGGTTAGGGGCTTTTGCAATAGGCGTCGGGAGCATCACGTGCTTTGGCTTGGGTTGGATTGCTTTCCGTCAATCCTAGCCTTGAGCATGAAGTCCCTGTTAGCCTGAAGTGCCGCTAGGAGTTCATTGAATGCACTGCACCTTCCAGCGGAGTGAACCCGTTGTTCCCCTACAAAACTTTGGCTCATCAGTTTTTCGAGTTCGTTCTGGAACTCGGTATCAATGATGACCAATACGGCCTTGTAGAGGTCTTCGGCATCCCTGTTGGCAAAGCCAAAAGCCTTCGTAGTTGGGTCGATTTCAGCCATATCAGATTAATCCTTGGCTTGCACCAACTGGCGGGACACCGCCCTGCTGTTGCTGGGGTTGCTGTTGCTGGGCCTGTTGCTCTTGCTGTTGCTCACCAAACTTCTGCTGAATTTCTTCAGACGCTGGCGTAACTCCAATCCTTCCGATTTGCTTGTTCTTCTCTTGGTCCAAGGACATCTGGAGGTTCTTCTGGTAGTTCTGGAGCAGAATCTGGAAGATTTGGTCTCCCTGAGCGGCCTGTTGAGCCTTCGGGTTCTTTTGGAGGATTTCCTGAAGATACTGCATCTTGGTCTGTGCGGCGGGGTCGTTCTCGGTGTATAGGGCTTCGTTTCCGAGCATCATCATGCCGACATCGGAAATGACCTCCTTGTACAGTTTCTGTGAAGCAGTGGTCTGGTCGATGATAAGTTCCCTTGCGGCATCTGGACTGATAGCCTCGATGACAAGTTTGACCAACTTGTTCCTGTCAATGACACCACCAGAGTCCAGAGGTACGACAGTACTCACAATGGACTTGAGTTTCTCCATGACAAACTCTGGGTCGGTGTCACGTACGTCAAATCGTACGTTGAAGTCATATTCGCTATGGATGTCTTCCATGCCTTGCTTGAGTGGAGCACCAGTAATCCTGACAATTTCCTCCTCTGGCATGAACTGAAGGCAAAGAGAGAACAATTGCTTGTAGCACTGAGTCCAGAAACTAAGCCAATTGTTGACGTGCAACTGCTGGAGCATCTTGACCTTATTTGGGTCAACTTCTTCTCCTACGATAAATCCGTAGTAGTTACCGAGATTAACCTCAATCTGCTTGATGACTTGGAAGGCATACTCTGCCTTGCCCTGCGGTGGTTCGAGCCAAGTGTAGTCATCCTTGTTGGAGACTGGAAGCACCTGAGCGGGGGCAATTCGGTTAAGGGCACCGATTCGTTTGACTACCTTGACTGGGGGAAGGACCTCGAATGCAGTCCTGTCCCTGATTGCGTCATGCTGGGCCTTAATTTCATCTTGCTCGGTCTTTGAGATTTCTGGCACTCCTCGGCTTTCAGTTACCTGCCTTCGAGTCATCTCGTACCTAAGATTAATGAACGGGTATTCTCCGTGTGCGTAGTTAAGCATCTCTTGGATGGCATAATTATCAGCACCGACATGTGGAGAGAATACGGTGTAGTAGATAGACGGGATGTCATTCTCGTCCATCTGCCTGTAGTAAGCCCATACAACTTCGATGAGGAAGTCTCCACGCTGGACATTAGAGTTCAGCATGGTCGTTGTAGGAATCAGGTTTGGGTCATTGAAATAGAAGTGGTTGCCCATCGTCCTAACAGCCTTTTCGACGAATTCAGCGTCCCAGCCAGCGTTTGCAACCATGCCCCTGAGTTCTACCTCGGTCATGTACTGCCTCCTGAAGATAACTCGAGCCTTCTGAAGGTCCGTGGTCTCTGGGGGGAAACATACTTCGTCAAATGGCTTAAGTGCAATGAGTTGAGGTAGGTTTTTTTGAATGTACATCTCCTCGATTTCGCCCTGACCCTTGTCACGCATGTCCTGAACAAACTTCCTAACGCTCTTTGCTTTCATCTGTGGCAGTTGCTGTTTAACCAACTCAATAGCGTAATCTTCCTTTGCTGGATTCATGATGGCTTGAATCAAGTTAGAGGTATCATTCGTACCCATCTGCTGTTCCTGCTGTTGGACCTGATAGAGTTCATCCATGGTCATACTGTTCTTCCTGAGTCCAATCTGCCTGTCCCAAGTTACTTGTACGCAGGTCCATCCATAGGTAAGCATGTAGTCGGCGGCGAGTTCAGCCTCACGTTTGAGGTCTGGGTTCATCTTGGTTTCTACTAACCAACGCATAAGGTTGGTGGCAGAGGACGCAGACATAGTGTCGTTGATTTCAGTTCCACCCACCTTGAGAGTGCTCGAATTGAAAGCGGTCATTAGCATGGCCTTCTGGTCCCTGATGAGCCTGTCAACCAGCCTACACCTGACGTCAGACGCACCCTCGAAAGGAAAGGCTGGGTCTCCCTCTGGGCGAGCCCAAGAGTGCTTTTTGCCGTCATCCGTCTGTCCAGACCAGCGAGCGTACCTGATGTCATCTGCGTAGTTCATCTTCGACACC